GCAGGGTCGAGGTTCCCGGGGGCTGCTTTCCGAACTCGAGGTTGTCGGAAAGCCCGCCTACGGGGTATTCGAGCGGTGCCTTCATTGGGTCGTGTAGATGCTCCCGGGCATCGCGTCACCGAACGTATAGTAGGTCCGACGCGGATCCTCGATCTCAACCGCCTCCGTCACCTCCTTCTCGTTCTCATCGCCCATCTGATCCCAGAGCTTCATAAAGGCTGCTCCGCCGTACATGCCGCCGAACCACAGCGCCGCGAAATTCGCAGCACCCTCTAGGTCTATGGAGGGGTTGCCCATCGTCTACACCTCGACCGCGTGCCCGTTGGCTCTGACGTCGTAGAACATCCGATCCGACGTTCCCCAGCGCGAGGCGCCCTCGCAGGCCCAGGTGCGCGACATGATGTGGTAGTCCGGAACCTTCTCGAAGGGGCTGGTCGACGTCGCGGGATCGGCCCACGGGATCCGGTTGTTCGGCTGGGCGGCGTAGCAGCCATTCTCCAGCGCGATGATGTGCGCGCACTTCCAGCCCGAGTGGCCGGCGCTCTCCGAGTAGCTGGAGCCGTGCCAGTCAACCGTGAAGAGGTAGCGACCCTGGTGCTTCGAGCCGTCCTTCAGCACGACACAGCAGAGCCGGCCGCTGAGGTGCCCGGCCTCCCACACGGAGACTTCGTAGCTGAAGCAGTCCCAGAGCTCGAGCTGGTCGAGCGCGAGGGGCGGAGCGTCGACCTTCGACATCAGGGCGCAGATGGGCAGGCGAGAGACAACCGCGCCATCCTCGTGCACCAGAACGTGAAAGCCCAGCGCGCGCCCCTCGATGGAGTTGAGACCGAACACCGTGACGTCCACGAACTTCCCGGCATGGTCCGGGTCCATGTCGTAGAGGTACTCCTCCCGCAGCAGGCAGTCGAAGCTCGGGATGTCGGCGTTCAGGGTCGGCATCAGAGGAGGCGGGTGGTCCCGTGCATGTAGGCCGCGATGTCCATGGTGGAGACGCCCGTGAGGGAGTTGACGACGGCAACGCGCCCGTGGCGAAACACGGCGTTGGACAGCGGAAGGTTGAGGAACCGCCCGTCAGCGTTCACGCTGCCGATGGAGTTGAGCGTTGCGAAATTCACGCCGTTGTCGGCCGAGTTCTGGAACGTGACAGCAACGCTCCCCCCCCCGACGGTCGCGTTGCGCACGATGACGGAGAACTGCAGGTTTGTCATGTCGACCATGGTGTTGACCCCCGCGATGAGCAGGGGCGTCTGCGCCGTTGCGACGACATCGGTGGCGTCCGAGCCAGCATCGGCCGTCAGCCTGAGCACGTTGTCGTTTATCACCTCGGCCACAATGAAGTCGCCGGTCGACATGCCCGTACCGCTGACGATGGTGAAGATAGAGCCGGCGAAGTAGAGATCGCTGTCGGCCCAGGCCCCAGCCAGCGTCATGCTGAAAGGGAACCCGGATGTTGATCCGTCGTCGTCATACACGATGCTCGAATTCGTGTCCGACTTCGCCGTGTGCTCGAGGAGCAGCTGCCCGTAGTTCATTACGAAGACCATCAGGCACTCGCTTTACGGCCGTGCATGATGCACCGAACCCGGATTGTGCTCGTGGCCGTCAGGTCGTCGTTGATGACGGCCCGAACGTAGCCGTAGCAGTCGAGAATGGGGGTCTCCTCCTGCACCCCATTGGCGTCGATGTCCGTCGAGGCCGCGAGGTCGATAGCCGTAGCGTTCTCGGGGTTTTGCAGGTAGTCCGGGCTGTGCTCCAGCTGAACCGTGACGTCCCCCGCGGTGACGGACGCCTCGCTCGCGTTGTACGTGATGTCGTACTCCTCGAAGTTGGGCACCGGAACCCAGGGCGTCGTGATGGGGGTCGCGCTGGTATCGGTGATGACCAGATCGAAAATGACGAGTTGGGAGGGAAGAACTGAAACCATGATGATTCAGGAGGGGTGCGCCACGGGAGACCGGGCGAAGGGGGTTTGCTCGGGAGTCGACACCATCTGAATCGCGCCGTTGAGGATCGGTCCCAGCCACATATTGCCGGCCTGGGCGCCGTCGAAGCGACGGGCCGCGCGACCGATCGGGCCCTTCAGGATCACGGCCAGGCGCGCGTCGAGCGTGCCCTCGTCCTCCTCCTCGTAGCCGCGCGCGAAGGCTCGGAGGAACTGGATGAAGTATTCCTGGCAGAAGTCCGGGAGCGCGATCATCCCGCCGTCCCCAACGTCGTTCCAGGTCGCGCGGTAGAAGATCGTCACCACTCCGAACTCGTCGGCGTTCGGATCGGGCCATATCTCGAGGATCGGCTCCACTCCGCCGTTGTCGAGTACCTGGTGGTTGACGGCGACCCAGAAGTACCAGGTCGTCACCTCGATCGGGTTGGTCCGGAGCTCGAGGATGTGCGGGAGGGTCGTCGGGTTCATCTCCCGGATCAGGGAGTCGGTGGCGTCGATGGCCGTGATCGAACCGAAGTCGCTGGGGAGCTCGAGGTAGTTGAACGTCGTCGTGCCGGCGAAGGCCGCGCCCGTGCCCCCGAGGGTCTGCGGCGATGTCTTCAGCACCATGTTGGCGCCCTCGACGAAGGACTCGATCTCGAAGACCTCTCCAACCTTCGCGTCGGTGCCGCTGGTGATCTCGATACGGTCGCCCTCGTGCACCACGTAGTCGGGATCCGAGCAGAGCGTCGTCCCCATGATGAGGTTCGCTTCGTCCCAGGCCGTGCTGGTGAAGGTGACGGGTGCGCGCCACGAGAGGCGCGTCGATCGCCCTACGGTCCATTGCCACGGGAAGTGGTTGTAGAAGAAGCGCCCCGCGCCGTTGAGGATGTGTTGCAACGGCAACGACGGGTGCGGATCGCCGCCCAAAGTGTGGACAACGTGCGCGACGGCTTCCTGGTAGGAGAGGACCATGGGTGTGTGGGGGTGAGAAGGGCCGCCCCGTCAGGAGCGAGGCGGCCCTCGAGTGCACGCCTGGCAGGCTTAGGCGTGGTTCATGTCGATGCCGAAGCCTGTGATCCCGTCGAACAGGACAAAGCTCAGGGCCGGGGAAGCCACGGTTTCCTCGATCGCAATGGCGAGGATCTTCTGCTGGATGCCAGCGGCACCCGCAGCCCACGCGCCCATGTTGGCCGCGTCGGCGACCGCGATGAACGCGGCCTCTGCTGCGACCATGGGGGTCTGGGCGGTTGCGACTCGGACCTGAATTCGGCCAGAGACGGCGACCTGAAGCGGCTCGTCGTCGACCGCGGTCTCCATGGCAATGCCATAGAAACCGAGGGCGATCTGGGTCGCAGTCAGCGTGACGTCCTCGACGGCCTGGACGTTGCCGAACACGTAGTCGTCGTCCCCGGGGTTGGCCCCCAGGTTGACGCCTGCATCGGCCGCGGTGTTGTCGAAGACAACGAGTTGCCCTTTCACGGGCAACGCACCGGCGACGATGAACCGGAACTTCGGGTAGACGATCTCCGTTTTGAAGCGGAGACAGTCCTGCCCGGGAGCACCCGTGCTGCGTAGTTTGACCATTAGGTACTCCTTTCTAGGCGATGACCGCGGCGAGCGGGCTGAGGATGCCGAGACGCTGACGCGAACGGCAAACGAGGTTGTACCAGACGTCGATCGGTACGATCTTCGTGAACGGCTGGTTCGGATGTTCTTTGACCGTGTGTTGCTTGATGAAGCGATCACGGTGGAACACGGGCCGGATGTATTCGGCATCCAGCCAGTAGTAGCGCGGGCCGTTGAGGGTGGCGAGGGACTCGGTGGTTCCGACGTTCGCCAGGTTGTAGAGGGCCGCGTCGTCCAGGGCCGAGGTGAACATCACCGGGATGCCGGCGAAGGTCGGCTCTGCGTAGGCCGCGTCCTGGCGACCCTGCGTGACGAAGAGATCCTGGCTCTTCCGCATGATGGCGACCAGGGATCGCCAACCGAGGTTCGAGCAGCAGATCATCTGCTTCGACTTCATGGACCGCTCGAAGTAGTCCCGACCACCCCTGAAGGGTTTGTAGGTCAGGGCGAGCATCATTTTGTCCATGCCCTCCATGAGATTGTCCGGGTCAGCGGCGAGCAGAGAGTTGTAGGTCTGCTGAACCGGCCGCCACCTGGCGTTCGTCTCGGGAGAGATGCCCTCGACGGTTGCGAACTCGTTACCCGCGGAGGGCGTGTCGTTGGCGTTGTCGTCGTCGTTGTGGAACATGCCGTTCGTCTGTTCGTTGACGAAGGCGGGAATCGAGTAGGGCTTCTCACCCGACGCCGATTCCATGTCCTCTGTGATGGGAAGAGCCCAAAGCAGCGACTCCAACAGGTTGTAGAGCGACTGGTAAGCCATCCCCACTTTGTTGTCGTAGATGTCTTTGAACTTTTTGAAGCGTGCCCGTTGCGTCATTTCCCCCGTGCCCTGCAACCCTCTTTCCTGGTCCGTCCAGGCAAAGTGAGTAAGGGCATAGCGCCATTCGACGCTCCACTCGGTCAGGGTTTGCGGGTTGCGCCAGTTGAACTCGTCGTCACCGGAGCCGTAGGTTTGCGCCAATCCCGGGTCGGCGAGAGCCAGCGAATCGCTGATCTTCGCACCACCCTGAAGGATGTCGCGCATTCCTGCACCCACCATCAGATCACCGAAGAGATACGTGTTCTCGACGGCTTCACGAATGACGACTTTCGGACCACGCAGATACGCTGTCGTGGTGGAGAGGATGAAGTCTCCGAAGTCGGCCATGGAGCCCATGAGCTGTCAGTCTCCTGTATTAGTAAGAAGGGATGCCGAGCGTTTCGTTGCGTAGCTTCTGCGCCTCGAGCTTCTGGAAGCGATCGTATGCACGGTCGTCCGGATTCATGGAGTGCGTAGAGTCTGCGCCGGTAGAACGTGTACCCGGAACGCTGGCTGCTCCCCGATCCCGAGGATCGAGGTCTCGTCCGCCCGACTCGGACCCTGCGCCGCCCCGGGGTGCCCCCAGAACCAGCAGCGCAGCGTCGGCGAGTAGCGGGCCATAGGCGCTGTAGTCGCCGGTGTTCACCAGCTTCGTCGCGCGTAGGTAGACTTCCCTCTGCAGCTGTTTGTTGTTGCCGAGCTCCGGGTACGTGGTCCGCGCGAGTTGTTGAAACTCGGCGATTACGTCTCGTTGCTCCTGCGAGTTGGCTGTCTTGAAAACCTGTTCCCGTAGAGATTGATTCTCCGCAGTAACCGTTTTGAGGGTTGCTACCAGCTTCTTCCCGGTGTCACCGAGCTCGTCAGTCAACTCCTGCTCCAACTCATCGAAGTTGACTCCTACTGACGAGGGTTGGGCATCGGGCTCCCCGGACGCCGCCTCTTCGGAGTGTTCGCTGGTCGGTTCAAAGACGTCTACCTCGTCCGTGGGTGCAGGCTGATCCCCAGCGCGGGTTTCAGACGTTTCGTTATCGAGCGCGTTCACACGCTGGAAGTTTTTCTGGGACTCCTGCCACATCGGCTGGATACGCTTGGCCCAATCGAGGATTGCTTCCTCTTTCATGCCACCCAGAAGCGCGTCGTCCGCGCGGGCTGCTCGTTTCAGAAGGTTGACCGCCTGATCCCGCGTGAGGGTCGTGCGCTGTGGCGGTGCTTCTGTAACGTCGTCCGCAAACGGCTTCTCCGGAGGTCCGCCGACCGCCATTGATTCCTTCAGGAACCGGGCCTGTTCTTCGTCGCCCGGTTTGTTCTCTTCGAGTCGCCGGAAGGTGTCGAAAGACGAGTCGCCCTCGAGCGCCAGGTCGGCCATGCTCTGATCGTCTCCTCCAAAGTCCTTCTTCCAGGCGTCCGATCCGATGATGTTGGGGTCGTTCTGCCCGTTGGGCCCGCCCAGGCCCACCAGTTCCTCTTTCACTCCGCCGCCGATGATCTCTTCTTCTGCCATCAAAACACCTTCTGTCCAGCCGCTTCATGCTTCGCCAGCTTCGGACGCAGCCGGCGGCATTCGTCTGCTCTGTCCGTAGAAGTCTTCTGAACGTCGACCTCGGGCTTCTCGTTGTATTGGTAGTCGTACCCGACGCGGTTGAGCTTCAGCATCGCGCGTTCGCGCTCGGAGCGTGACGCGAACTGCGGCCGGCCCTGTTTATCCACGCGGTCGTAGAAGCCCATGCAGCCTCCCGGATCACGCGGCAGCGAGTTAGCTGTGAAGTAACCGTCGTGACCCTTCCGGCCGGCCTGCCCAACGCTGGGCGCCAGGCCGGGTATGAGCATTCGCACGTGGGCGAACTCGACACCCTTCACGGTGATCTCCGCTGGCGCGCGCTTTTTGAAGCGGCGCTCGAGCTCGTTCCCGGCGAAGTCGCGGTACAGGTGCTCCATCTAGCCGGCTCCATTCAGGACAGGAGAGGAGGAGGCGAGGGGCGAGCCCTGGGGCGAAGCTGCACCAGGCGGACCCGCTGCGTTCGGAAGGCCATTCAACGAAGGTGCTCCTGCCCGCCCTCCGCCTCCAGATCGGGGGTTGCCGACGTCGCCGGCCAGGCGCGGCTGCGAGCCGAGGCCCTGCATCTCCACGCCGATCATCTTCTTCAGCAACTTCATGTCGATGTCCTCGAGCTCGGGCATTCGCAACGCCTCGCCGGCGCGGCGCCAGAGCTTCTTCCACGGCATGAAGGGGGTCTGCAGCATGGCCGGCGCCACACCGGCAACCAGCTGCATCGCGTTCATAATCTCGGGAACCTGGGTCGTAGGATCGGAGACGAGCTCGATCGAGAGCTCCAGGTCGAAGAAGGTGGCCCCGGAGCCGTCCTCGAAGGAACCACCCTCGAACCACGCTTCGGTCATGCCCAACGCCTCAGACGCTTCGGGCCCCAGGGCCGATACCACGCGGTCGTCGTAGTAGGCGTACCAGGCCGCCGTGCGCGCGGCTGCGAGCAGGCAACGCTGGATCATCTTCCGCGGCCAGGACGACTTCAGGCTGCGGGCCTGCGCGGCGTTCTGGTGTTCGGTCGCCGTACCCCGACCCGTGACCAGGCCGCGGCTCGCGTCGTCCTCGCCCATGATGCGGTCGAGTCGTTCGGTGGAGACGGCCAGGCCCTCGTGCTGTTCACGGCTCGAGCCCCCGACCTGGACCTCTTTGATCCCGGCGTTATCGAAGCCAGGGATGCCGACGAAGAACTGGTCCGGCGTGTTCTGGATCTTCATCGCCGTTTCGACGTCCGTTTCGTCGTAGACGATGACCCGTTTGTAGCTGACGTCGGCGCGCTGAATGGCGAGGGCGCGACGGTTCACATCGGTAATCTGCGCTTCCATCGCCGTGAGAAGGCCCAACGGGTACGGCTCGTCCCCGACTGTGTAGAGCCCACAGAGGGAGTAGGGCCCCCAGGGCGGGCCGTAGTAGGGCCGCGGCTTCCGGAGCCATTCGTACTTCTGATTCCCGTCGCGCGCCTCGTAGACGGAGAGCGTGAACCAACTCCCGTGAAAGCCCTTCTTCGGCCCGGCCGACTCCTTCAGTCGGTACTCGGGCATCCAGATGTCCCAGCCGTAGATGTCGTCCCGGTTCATGTTGGGACGGTGCGCGCGATCTTCGGAGAGCGTCTCGATCTCGCCCATCGGCTGTGCCGACGTCTCGGGATCCATGTCGCGCAGCTGCTCGAGATCCCAGCCGCCATCCGGATCGTCCAGGGCTTCCTGAATCAGCGCCTTCCTCGAGCGCCTCCAGCCGTGACCCATCCAGCGCGGAGTGGTCGACGAGTCCGCCAGCGGATCCATGAGCCAGCGACGTTGGCTGATGCGGTAGCTCTTCGGCCGGCGGCGCCTGGTCGGCTTCTCGCGGCCCTTCCTCGTCCAGGTCTTCCCGCCGTCTTCCTCGATCGTCAGCCAGGCTTTGTCGACCAGATCCTCGCCGGTGATGGCCTCCTGCGTCGTGACGATCACGCCCCAATTGAAGAAGCAGTCTCGGACGACCTCTTCGGCCACCTGGTCGAGATTGATCTCCTTCGACCAACGATTGAGGTAGTGGCCGATCGCCTCCGCAACATCACGCTGAGTCCCGGCTCTAGAGGTTCGACAATGGAACCGGGGAGGGAGGTAAGCGTAGGCAGGTAGCGCGGAGGCGATCGACGTAAAGTAGCGGTTCTCGGGATACCACTCGCCGTGCGGGGAGTCGTCCCGGAAGAACGGCCCGTGATAGCGGGCGAGTTGCTGGTCGTAGGTTTGAAGGCGCGCGTCCCGAAAGAACTCAGCTGCTTTGATCTCGTGGAACAGCTCTTCGGGGTCGTTGGTGAGCGCCATTAGCGAGACCCTTTGCCGCTCACGAAGTAGTCTTGAATCAGCTTCGCCCGATTCTTCTTCAGCTTTTTGGCCGGGGTGTCATCTGGCATTTGATCGGGACTCTTTACGCGCCTCGTCGGCCGAGGTCCACGATCCCTGCGCGGATCGGTTCGCCACTTACGGACAGCCTCGGTGTCTCGGTGGGCGTTCTCCGCTTCGAGGCGCGTTCGACCCTTCTTCAGAAGATGGGCCCGGATGGTGCTCGATGTCTTTCGGACCTTCGCCTCCAGCCCTTTCACGAGACGCTCGGATGCCTCGGCCTTCCGCGTGAGGCGGTTGATCCTGCGAGCTCCAGGCTTTACCTCGCGCTCGTCCCCTTTGGCGTGCTTCACCCGGGGCTTCTTCCCGGCTTTGTCGTTGGTGAGCGCCATGTGACCCTACTGAACGTGAAGGTCCAGCGGACCCATCTCGGGGTGAATGCACACCATTCGGCCGGCGAACATCAGCTTCTTCGGCGAGAGCTCGAGGTTGTAGGTCACATACATCTCGTCGATGTATTCCTCGACCGCCCAGGGGTGCAGGCCGATGACGCGCACGCAGGTTCCGCCGAAGGCGAAGCCCACGACTGCCCGGACCATCCATTCGGTGACGCTCTCGCCCCACCGGCGCGCTATCAGCGACCGCGTTTCCAGCTTTCCTGAAGGACCGAAGCGTGATCTAGGACTGCCCCCAGACTCCCCTTCCGGAACTTCGGGGCTGCCGGTGTTGAACTCGGGGCGCCTCTTTTCCATCTCCACTCGCATAGGTATCGGCAGTCATCGAAGCCGTGGTCGGGGACCGAGGGATCAGGTTCCTCGCGCTCCGCCATGGTGTCCGGGTTGGCTACCGTCTTCCATACCAACCCCTCGAGCTCCTCGTGAGTGCATACGGGTAGTCCTTTCTCGACCAGCTGCGGGTCGGGCCCCGGGACTAAGTTGTTCTCCATGAAGAACAGGCGCGGGTTGTACGCGGGAAGCGGACCCTGCTCTTTGGTGTCGACCATGCGCTCGGGGTGCCGGCCGGTGAGCGCCCATCGGAAGAGATCGCAGGACCGCTGCCAGGAGTCCTTCCCCTTCTTCGCCTTCACGGCGATGGCCGACTTCTTCCCGATCTTCCGCAGGTGGTCGTTGTAGACGGAGATGTTGTCGATGTCGTTGTCGCAGACGATGGCGCGCAGGCCGAGCTCGCGGTGGAACTCAGAGGCCAGCTTCGCCCACCATTGGATCTGCCTCTGGGTGTGGTACGCCTGGTAGACCTGGAAGGCCCTGTCGTCGGCGTCGAATCCCCAGATGGAGAGGGATCCGGGCGCGCGGTATCCCCAATCCTGCGAGCCCGCGAACCATTGCATCGGGATCTCGCGGCCCCAGGACTCGACATCGAGGATCGCGCGGCCCTGTGCGGTGCGCTTCAGGTTGCCTGCGTGGTCGCGCACGAGCTCGCCGCGCAGCAGGTGGATCTCGGGGTTGTATTCCTCGACGACCAGGCCCTCGGCGGACACCCAATCGCCATCGAGCAGCCTCTTCCGCCGGTGATCGGTCAGGCTGTTCAGCTTCGGCCAGTAGACATCCTTCCAGAACTCGGTCCAGTCGCCGTTGTTGAAGTAAACCGGGTTGTCCTCGTGCCGCGAGAGGAAGCGCCGCATCAGCCCGCGCTCCGCGCGCCGGTTCAGGATGTGGCTCCGCGCGCCAGGGTTGCAGTCGCAGATGAGCAGCGTTACCGGCCCGTTACGCGCGCGCAGCCGCGAGTTGATCTTCTCCAGGCCGTCCAGGTTGCACTCGGTCGCCTCGAAGATGATCGCCAGGTCGTACTCGGTCGACATGATCCGGTCGGGGTTGTCCAGACCGGAGATGACGACCCTGGAACTGCCCTCACGCTCGCGTCCGTCGATTCCGACGAGCTTCGCCCACGGGTAGGAGTAGTGGTCCCGGTGCCCGCGGGTCATGGGGCGGCCGGTGAGGATCGCGTGACTCGGCCCCAGCACGAAGTCCTCATACAGCTGCAGGACCGACTCGTTCATCGAGGCCCTGGTGGCGCGCGTCAGCAGGATGCGGACGCCGGGGAACTCCTCTGCGAACCAGTTGGCGAATTCCAGCGCGCCGCGCGTCTTCCCCGTCCCGGCCGGCCCTTCCAGCAGGATCTCGTGCGGGTGCGAGAGCGGGGGATTCGCGCAGGCTTCAGAGACGATCTCGAAGAGCTCTCCGACCGCTCCGCGCGCGATGAACTCGATGTCGCCTGACGACGCGGGATTCATCAGAGGGCTTTGTAGCCCTGCACAAAGAAGTAGTGTTCGAGCAGGCCGCTCAGGTCGTCATCCAGTTCAACGGCTAGGTACTGGCCTGCGTCTCCGTCGAGAACGATGGGGTATCCCCGTTCCGCGAAGTCCCACAGGATCGAGACGTGATCGGTGGGGGCCGAGCTCCAGTTTTTGTGCTCGAACAGTCGGGCGCCGAGGTTGGACCAGTCGGATATCGTCTTCACGGCCACCAGATCGGTGAGGTCGAGGAGGTCCGCGCCGGCGTCCTTCACCTTCACCTGGATGCCGTTGGTGAGTCCGTTCCCAACATAGTAGGTGTTCGGCGCGAGTGAACCCTGGTCGTAGATCGAGATAGTCATCTGCTCGAGGACGAACACCTCGCCCGCGGCCGGAGCGATCAGGAACTCTTCCTGCCCGCTCGAGTAGTCTCCGGTGGCGTTCTTCGTTCCCGACCCATCGCCCACGGTGTCGAGGAACCGGAACAGCGCGTCCGCCGCCGGCATACGGAGAGCCTGTGCTTTGGTCAGCGCAGGACTGGCGCGAGCCTCCTCGTTGTAGAGGTAGCCCGTGATCGTCCCGGTCAGCGCACCTCCTTCCGCGGTCGTGACGTCGATCGCCACGCTGGCAGCCGAAGAAACGTCGATATTCCAGACTCTCGGATCTGAGTCCGTGATCTCTACTGCCGTTGCGAAAGAGCTGTGCGTATCGGTGCCGACCGAGCGTTTCACTTCCAGCACGGCTGTTCCCCAGGTCGCGCCAAACTCCGCATTGCATTCGAGCGAGATACGATCCCATTTCCGAACGTCGATGGTGACGGCCTGGCCGGCGATGCCCGTCGCGTTCATCTCGACGCCGGAGAGCACGACCGTATGCGCCTGGGGGAGTCCCGCCACGCGCGCGCGTGCGCCCTGCACGCCAATGGGTATGCCCTGTTTGGGCATTAGGACACCAGCTTCAGCAGGGACCAGGCGACCGTGGCGCAGAGGCAATGCCAGCAGAAGAGCCGAAAGTCTCCGCGTTCGTCCTGGTACTTCGATCCGCCGTGCTCCACCAGGAACATCCTCTCGGAGAGCTCCTCGTGCATCAGGCGCATCGACTCCGCGAGTCGGTCGAGTTGCATCTGCGGTTCAGGTCTCATAGCAGCATCTCCAGCCCTCCGTAGATCGCGCAGAAGTAGATCAGCAGCGTCTCGAGCAGATCGAGCACCGTCTTCATGGGGGACTGCGTGTTGCAGCCCATCAGACCTGGACCTGGTGCTTCCCGACGATGTTCCCCTGCCGCGTGACCCAGATGGATTCGGAGCTCTCCAGCCCGAACTGCGTGGCGTGATTCAGCGGCAGCACGAAGTCGCCCACCTGAAAGCCAGGCGTCTGCCCTATGAGCGGGTTGAACTTCAGCACCGGCCGATAGCAGAGCGCCGATGCCGGATGTCCGTCCTCCCACGAGCACGCAGGCCCGAGCAGCACGTAGCCAGGCTCGAGCGCCAGCTCGTCGATCGTTGCCTGCAGGCTCATCGCATCTGAATCCTTCGCAGCGTGCGCTGCTTCTCGCGCCACTCGCTTCTGGTGTAGTTGGGAGGGATGACCCGCTTCGGCCGCTCCTTCTCATCTTTCTCCACGTGCACGACGTCCGCCAGGTGGCAGCGGATCAGCCACTTTGCATGTTCACACGGACCCATGGCGAACTCCAGGCCGTTCATCGTGCCGATCAGCATCAGGTGGGTTTGTTCCTGCGGTTCTGGATCACGTTGGTCTGGATCTGCTCGACCTCGAGCACGCGTCCGTTGAGTGCGTCGTCATGGCTCCAGGCTACCTTCGCCTTCAGCCGTGACAGCGTGATGTCCGTCTCGATCTCCAGAGTCACCAGCACCCGGCGCGGCCGGAGAGACCGGGGACTCCTGGGCTTTGCGCCGCTCATCAGTCGCCGCTCGAGCGATTGACCTTCTTCTTCTTCTTCCTGCTGAACGTGCGCGAGATCAACCCACCCTGCGGCGGATCCTCCTCGACCTGGACGGGCGCCGGGCTCGGCTCCGGCTCCGGAGGTGCTGAAGCAGGTGCACCCCCCAGGAGATTCGCCCGGCGCCGTTCCTGCTGCAGACTCACGAGCTTCTCAGCCCCCGCCTGCCGTTGATCTTTCAGAAGTCCCATGCTGTGTCCTTACGGCCTTCCCGATGCTCTTCAGACAGATCCGGCACGTGACCAGCCGAGGCCGATCGGTCATCCGGTTCTGAAACCACTTCCCGCACGTAGTCCTGCTCGAGCGGAACCTGTCCTCCATGTGCATACACAGTCCACGCGACCGACGAACCCGACTCTCAGCTGTCAGACGTTCCACGTGGAACTCACTCGGGATCCCGAGGAACCAGGATCGGCTCATACGTAGCCTCGAAGATGTGGGCTTTGCAGGGATAGCGTTCGTTCGCAATCCCCGTGATGATCCAATCCCCCGGGGACACCTCCATGTCGCCCTCGAGCGTCCGGATGAACGCTGTGCCCGCGCCAGTCAGAATCACCCCGTCAGGAATCGTCGCACCCTTCAGGTAACGCTCAGCCTCAATCACCACCGGCCTCTTTCGGTATCTAGGCATTGGCCTCTTCCGCGTGCGTGCCCTCGATCCCGGCCTCCTCGCGCCGCCTGGTCCTGATGTCCAGAACCTCGAGTGCCTGCTTCAGATGGGAGATCGCCATCACGTTCTCGTTGCAGCAGAACGCCCCGTCGCAGGCCGTCTCGTACCACTCGAGCCTGTGCAGCGCAGAGGCGATGACGTCCTCCACGAAGGCCCCGTTCGGATCCACCCGCTTCTCACCCCTCCCCAACGGCCCAGCCTGCCAGAGGATGTCGATCCCCGTGCCCTGGACAGATCCACCCGCAGGCTTCCCGTTGTCGTCCAGACGGTCCTCACACTCGATTGCCTGTCGACCCACACCAGCCTCCCTCAGTAGTGGGCCCCGGACGAAGAAAGGAGAAGACGCCCAGGGCCCGATCATCAACTCAACAAACCCAGCCCCGACCCTACTCCGCCTTCAACTCGTCCTCAACCGCCTGGCCGAGCTCCTCACCCGCTTTGATCCGCTCATGCAACGCAGGGCCCTCCGGCATCTTCAGCACGTTCTCCAGAAGCTCTACGAACTGCTCACGAGTCAGGCTACCCGTCAACTTCATCCTCGTCGCCCACATAGCCACCCCCCTGTCACGCTCCAGCTTCCCGATCTCAGAGCGCAGTCTCGACCCAGCCTGGCTCTTCGTCACCCACGCCAGGAGGCTCTGGGAGTCAGGATCGCCCTTTTTGGGTGTCCCAGAAGGGGGAAGGACTGTGGGATGCTCTACGTCGGTAGGCGCCAGGGGTGAAGTACCGGCCGGAGGAACGGGACTCCGGGCCGGGTGGCCCCCCCCCGGGTCGGTCTGCGTGGGGTCGGGCGCCTCGCCTCGGAGCTGCCTGTCGAGCGCAGCGTCCACGCGCTCAGATGGCAGCGCCTCACGCTCGGGCAGCACGACGCCCACGACGTCGCACGCTCGCACGCCCAGGCCGCCACCCGGAAGCAGGCCAGGCTCGACGGCCAGCACGACGACGGAGCCGACGCGCCAGGCTACCGGCGACCCATCGCCCGAGCGCCGAGCGCAGCCCGTCACGCGGTAGAGATCGGCGCCGGCCGGCTCGACCAGCAGCCACCCGGGGACCGTCTGCACGGTCATGGAGACGCCTCGCCGTCGAGTGTGCTACCCTGGGGATGGTTGGGGGCGAGATCAGGATGGACGACAGCCGCTTCGACAGTGCGAGTGCCCCGAGCACCTTCGCGCCGCTCGATGATGACACGCCGACGAGGAGAGGCAGCCTCACCGACATGGGCCACGACAGCACGCGGTCCCCACCGGAGAGGGTTGGACCGCTCCAGCACGAACGCAGCCGCGCGCCAGTCGCCACGCCGGATACACCCACGCGCATCGGTGACGTCGCCAGTCGCTCGACGCAGCTCGCCGAGCGCCCAGGCTTCAGCACGCGCCCGAGCCCGGCCAACAGCGCCCAG